TTCGTCTTTCGCTGTTCCTTCTGCTCCGCCTTGATTTCGTCCGTGTTCGCCTTGATGTATCCGATCTCGGTTAAAACTGTCGCGTCGTGCTTCACATTGCTTTCCTTGTCCTTGTCCCTGTTACGAACAAAAGCGATATAGCCGAACACGATAGCGCATACGGTAGAAAAGACGGAAAGAAACGTTGTGAAAGTGTCCATCGTTGATCCTCCTTACTGCCGTTATGTTATCTCTTCCCACTTCGTCGAATTGACGCGCGGGGAATAGACGGAAGATTTGAAGTGCTGTGCGACGCATACCCACTTCTTTCCGTTGTGCGTTACCTTTGTTCCCTCCGTGATTACTTCGCCGTCCGGAAGGTCAGCCCATGCGCCGATTTGCTCTTCGGTCGGTGTGCGCGTCCATTTGTCCGGATTTGAAGCAGGGGATTTTCCACGGCTGTAATGCGTTGCCGTGTAGCTCACGCCGTCAAGCGTTACCACGTCGCCCGTGATATAGCTTTTCTTCTCGTTCCACTCTTCGCCTTGCTCCGGAAGGGAAACAAGGTTATTGCGGATACTCGAAATAATGCTTTCTTCGGTTTCGGCGCGGGCGGCTTCAACCTCCGCCATGATCGAAGCGCGCAAGGCTTCAAGCTCTGCCGCGCCGATCTGCTTTTCGCTCTTCTTGTGTGTTACGCTCATTCAAAATTCCCCCCGATCCCCGATACCCAGCAAGCGGTCAGCGCGTCGCCGCGCTGGACGGTTACGCGGATATTCATTCCGTGTTGTGCCGCCGTGTTGATCTTGTTGGTGAAAACGTGTGCAACGCCTTGAATAACCGCGTTCGTGCAATCCTCCCAAACGGGGGAAGCGTCAAACGGATTGTTCGTCGCTTCAACCTTGAACGTGCCGCCCGCCGGAATATCTCGCGTTACCTTGATATTCGCGCGTGTCGGCTGGCTGTTGGCTTCCAGCGGCGCTGAAAGCGTGATAACGAAGCCCGCAATCGACTTCGTGAACGTCAGCGTCCGGACGGCGCTATTCCCCGCGCTGTCGGTCGCCGTAATTGTGATCGTGTGTTGTGCGTTCGTAAGCGCCGTGAAGGTATTTCCGGCAACGGAAAGCGTCTGCGTCGCGCCCAGCGTGATCGCGTTCTTCGTCGCGATTGTCTTTCCGTCGATCTTTTCAACGACGTTCACCACGTCATTGTCCGGATCGGTTACGCTGTATTGATAGGTGAAATCGGCGCGCTTGATCCCAAGATCGGCATTACTTCCGGAAATCACGGGCGGCTGGTTATGAATTACGGCAATATCTCCGCTTGTGGTGTATGCGGAATAATTGCCGTAGCTGTCCTTTGCGCGGACGCGGTATTTTAACGTGTTCCACGCGGTCGATACCGCTTCCGTGAACGTCCTGCTTGCGGACGCTTGAACCTGTGTCCACGCGCCGCTGTTGTATGAGCGCTCGAAACAATAGGTCAGCGCGTCGCCGTCCGGATCGGTCGCCGCCGCGCAAGAAATGTTGATGTTCTGCCCGCTGTAACACGTTGCTGGCGCGGTAATGCTGGGCGGCGCGGAAGGCGCGGAATTGTAGATTACCGTATAATTTCCGTCGCTGTTCGGGCTGTCAGATACCAAGATAGAAGATTTAAGATTACAAAGCGGGCGAACGCCATTGCTGCCGCCGTACGCGCTGTCGCGGCTCAAAGAGCCGTCCGAATTGACGCTGCGGACGCTGTAGGCGTACGACGAATTAGGCGTTCGTAGCCACCAATACCAGCCCTTTGACGTGCTGAAATTGGCGTTCGTGTACTCCGAATTGCTCACGCATTGCGCCGTAGGATAAGCGACGCGGGAAGCGTCGTTGCTGAATAGCGCAAGAAGCGTTCCTTCTGCGATATTGTTTTCATTCGCAAGCCCCACTTCGGTGGTGGACGGAAGGAACATTTTTGACGTTACCGTTTCATAGCTTCCGCCGTCGGTAACGGTATTTCTTGCGACGGTCTGCGTTGTTGTCAGAAGCTCCGCAACGAACTTCGGATCAAGCATAGCAAGGAAGCCCGCCCACGCGTCGTACTCGTTGTAATTGTTCCATACATTCGCGTTTGTAGGCGGCGCGTCCGCGCTGTGCTTTGCGCTGTACCATGCGCCCGCCGTTGCGTTGCTATTCAGCCATTGCAGAATGTTTGAATGCTGATAGCGGTTATTGCCGTATTGTTTCCGGTCGCCGTTGCTGTTGTTCGGTTCTTTCGCGTCGAAACACATTAACTGAATGATCTTTTCCGTAATCAGCGTTACGGAATTCGACGGGTAGCCGCTGTGGTTCTTGTCGGCGATCTTGAAAACGATCTTCGATCCGAAGCGCGATTGATACGCCGAAAGAACCGGAACTTCAATCTTCGCGCCCACCGACAAACTGCCTAATGTTTTTGACATTGTGCCGCCTCCTTTGATTTCATTAAGCTGTTGTAATACTGATCCGTCCGACGGATCAAGTGATAGCTGTTTCCCTTTTCGGCGTGTCCTCTCCAGCTTTGGTAGGATTGTTCAACGGTCTTTGCGTCGATCCGTCCCGCCGCGCGAAGGGCGGCTAATTTCTTCAACTTCCGCTTCATATTGTTTTTGCTCCTGCGGCGCACCTTGCGGATCACCGCGCCGCTTTCGGTCAAGTATGTATGAAAGCCCAAGAAATCAACGCCGTGTTTTAAGGGAAAGATATTTGTTTTCGCATTCAGCGAAAGCCCGCGCGCCTGTACGAACGCTTCAATCTGCTTCCGGCACTCCTGCAAATATGCTTTGTCGTGATGGATCAAAAAGAAGTCGTCCATATAGCGCCCGTAACATTTGATACCCAGCTTTTCCTTTACGAAGTGATCCAGCCCGTCAAGGTAGAGAAGGGCGAAAAGCTGTGAAGTTTGATTGCCGATCGGTATTCCGACGTTGCCTTCGGTGCTGTCGATGATAAGATCGACAAGCCACAAAACGTCCGGATCGGTTATCTTCTCGCGGATTAAGGTTTTCAAAACGTCGTGCCGGATCGAATAGAAATACTTTGAAATATCGCCTTTCAGTATCCAGCCGTCAATTCCGTTCTTTCTGTAAAACCTCCGCATGAACTCTTGAAGCCTGTCTAACCCGTAATGCGTACCTTTCCCCACCTGCGACGCGTAGTTATCGCGAATGAACGATCGTGTCAAAATCGGTTCAAGCACGTTATCGCAAAGCGAATGTTGAACAACCTTGTCTTTGTAGCTGTTCGACATAACCACGCGGCGCTTCGGTTCGTATACCTCGAACGTGTTATACGGGGACATGGTATAGCGCTTCGTTCTGATCTGCGCGCTTAATAGGTTCAGCGCTTCAAGAAGATTAACTTCAAACTTTGCCGCCGCTCCTTTCCACCTCTTGCCTTGCCGCGCCTTTCGGTAGGCATTGTATAGGCTTTCAAAACTGTGTATCTTTTCAAAGTCTGTCATAATAAAAAATCCTCGCTGTTTATAACCTTTGCCAGCCGCCGGAAGGCGGTATGCTCCGGTATCGGCGATCCTGTATTCGTCCCCGCCGTGGATAGCGGCGACGGGATACACCTTCCTTTGATGGTGGTATTCTGCTTTCGGCTGTGCCTACTCGTTCACATAGTCCACCGAAGCGGGCGAACGCCATTGTTGCCGTTGTACGCGTTGTTGTTGTTCAAAGAGCCGTCCGAATTGACGTTGCGGACGTTGTTGGCGTTCGACGAATTAGGCGTATCAAGATGTACCCCGAACGTTTTTCAAGCTCTCGTTTTGTCCCGCTTCTTCCACGCGGTCGTCATGTACTTCACTTCAAGCGCAAGTTTTGACCAATATTCGCAACTGCTCATAGAAATAAAGCCCATTTCCTGCGAAAGCTCTATGAAAAATAGAAGCTCCTTGCAATAGGTCAGCGCCTTTGCTTGTAGCTTCTGCCGTTGTCTGTATTCCTGCGCGTCCCGAAGGTCTAATTCGTTCGCTTCAAGGACGCATTCGTAAATGTCCACCGCTTTATCCTGTATCCTGTTTACAAGCGTGAAGCGGTATTTCTTCGGGTAGCGCTCCGTCGAATTCGTGATCATGAAGGTGTGCTTTACAAGGTCTTTCGCTTTCACAATCACGTTGAATTCCGTCGGTTCTTTCCGCTCTCGCTCCGGTCTTTGCATATATGCACCGTCCTTTCCGCATTCGCTCGATCATAGCGGTATCGTCGGCGCACCCGTCGAAATCGAAGCCCGCTTCGGTAACGGTCAGCGTTGCCGCGTTCCCTGTAACCGTTGTTCCTGTGATCTGTAATACCTCCGCACCGCAAGCCGCGCATGGCGGGGAAAGCTCCGCGAAGATGTTTCCGATCACGCACGATAATTCCGCCACCGTGCAAGCGTACCGCGTCAACATTCGATCCTCTGCAAACTCTCGTTCCAAATGCCCGTAGACGTTACGCCGTCGAGATCATCGAAGAGGATCAAGAACGGATTTGTCGTAATGTCATTGAAAAGCACCGCTTCCAGCATATCCACGCGCGCGTCAAGCGCGTTCGTGATGTTCAGAAGGTTTGTTGCCGCGTTATCGTCAAGGACGGTTTGCAAGCCATTAAACCATGCGTTGAAGTCCGCCGCCGCCTGTGTTTCAAAATCCGCCATGTGTTGCTCGAACGCTTCGTACTGCGTGTTACCCTGCAATTTCAGCGAATTCATATACGAAACAAGCGTGTTGTACTCCGCCGCCGAAAGGGATTGATATTCAGCGAACCACGCTTGAAGCTGTGCGTTAAAAGCCGCCGTGTCGATCTGCTGAACGACGGCGGCAACAACGCCGCAAAGCGACGTGTTCAAGCGTTGATCCGTGATCTTGCTTTGCGTGATTGCTGTTACGCCCGCGCCCACGTAGATGTCCGCCAGCGCAAGCTCGTAAATGTCCGCGTCCCTCTGCAATGTGGGCGCGGTAGGGGACGCGCTGAACGAAGAAGATTTGACCTTCACCGACATAACGCGGTTTGTCAAATCCCAGCGGACGACAACGCGATCAATGCGGTTCAACTGTCCGTCCGCCGTGTCAAGCTCGACGGCAAGATCGCCCGTGTTGAAGTAGAAGTAACCGTTGATCCACGCTTTGCCCGTTTTAACGTTCAGCTTCATTCCGTCGTTTGCAACGACTTGAAGCCCCGTCGAAGGGACGGGGAAAACGCCGTTCCCGATGAACGAAGCGAAGTATTCCGCCCAATCCTCCGCCTTGTACGTGCGATCGTGCGAAACGCTGTTGAAGAAACTTGATTTTTCCATGCTGTGAAGCCCTCCTTTATTTCGTAATCTGCCGAATTTGTGTCAGAAGCGCGGGCAAGCTCTCGCCGAAGGTAATATCTATTTCTTCGCCGCTGGTTTCGTAGGTTTCCGCGATCTCCGTTATGCGAACGTCAATGCGGACGTTCCAGCGCTTATTGATACACGTTACCCGATCGCCTAAATCGTAATCCGTGCCGTACTTCAAATTCGCGTTCGTGTTGATCTTCGATCCGAAAGCAAGCGTTTCCGCGTATTGCTCCAGCTCTTCAACGCCGCGCGCGGAAAGAAGCGCTAAATACTGCGCCGTTGTAAGCGTTACGGTCTGCCCGCTCTCGTTTTCGTATTCCTGCACGATGTCCGTTGCATTGATGAAAACTTCGTCGCGGGAAAGCCCCGCCGCGCTTCCGCCGACTTCGGCAACCTTCCGCGCAACGCCTTCTTTTTCCTCTCCGCCGATGTAAGCCGTTGTTTTAAGGTTTTCAACGCTGTTCGTGTATTCCTGTTCCACGATGTTGTCGAATTCCTGTGAAAAGATACAAGGCGCGTTCCCTGCGGCATTTCCCGCCGTAAGGTCGCGCCCTTTGTAAACGGAAAAGGTGTGCTTTCCCGTCCGTGCGTTTGTTGTAACCCGAATACCCAGCTTCGCCGCCTTCGCCGCCGTTTCCGCCGCAAGCTGGGCGTTCACGTACTGTTCGGAAGTATAGTCGATTTGCCCGCTTCCGGTGTCTGCGTCGGTTGTGGATATGCTGAAATTCGGGATATTGCGCGCCGCTCCTGCGTTCGTGCAAGTCTGCTTCACAATGGCGTATAGAATGTTCTGTGTCGTGTCCTTCGTGATGATCTGCGTTGTCAAAATGCGCTTGCCGATCCACGAAAGCAGGAACTTTCCTTGAACCTCTATTTCCTCCATGCCCTGTGAATTTTTCGTAATGTGAATATAGCGGATTTCCGCCGCTTCTTTCCCGCCGCGCTTGATGATGATATTTTCCTTCACCAGCAAGCGGGCGTGATCCTCCGTGAAGGGAACAAGCAACTTGAATTCGCCGCAACTCCAATAACGCCGCGTCCATATCAAGGACGAAATCTTTTCGACGATCCCTTGAAGTGTCATATCGCGGCTATAAACGTATAATTCCACCGCGTTACACCCCCAAATACAAGTTATTGTGATAGATTGAAACTTCGAGATTTTCCGCGTTTGCGTCCGCCGAATAGCGGAAGAGATTGTCGCCCACGGCGATCTGCAAGTATGAACTATCAACGTCGAGATAGCGGAACGCGTCAGTAATTACGCCGCCACGGTTCAGCTTCACGGCTTTTTCACCGTAGCCCGTGGAAACGGTTAAAACGTCGCCCGCTACAAGCGAAATATTCAGCTTGATAAACTCCCGTGTATCGACGTTCAGCAATACGGGATTTGTAACCGCGCCGATCGCGCGGAACTCGATCCGGATACCGCTTTTCACGTCGCCGGAATTGTAGACGTTCACAATCAGCGACGGCTGGCGATAGCCGATTTCCCAGCCGTCGTAAAGCTCCAGCCCGTCCGGAACGGGGAATTCAAAGCCGCCGATCCACGTTGCTATGTCCTCGCGCGTTTCCGTTTCCTCTCTCCAAAAGGGATTAAGGCAAGACAAGCTAACCGTGAATTGCTCGAAGATCGGCTTTCGCTTGAAGATCGGCGCGTCGTCGATCTTGCACCCGATCACCCGCCGGAAGTCGCCGAAAACATACGTCAACGTTGCTTCGTACTGCGGATTTAATATGCGGTTCAGCTTCCGGCGTAGGTTCTGCGCCGCTTGCTTGTCCCGCTCCTTGATGTATCCCACGATGTCAATATCGCGGCTTTCGATCCGATAGCCCAAGTATGTGTCGCCGTCCTGCCCCATGCTGTTGGTGCTGTAAATAGCGTTCCGCACGTCGGAAAGTCCGGTAACGTCCTTGAAGTTTACGTGATACGAAGAAGCGGGGGAAAACTCTATGCTTTCCCCGCGCTCGTTCGTGTAGATCAATTTTTCTTGTGTCCTCATGCCATAACCTCCCGCGCAATCTGCCGGAACTGCCGCGCCGCCTGTCTTTGCTGTTCGGCGTAGCTCGTTTCGTTCGCATAGATGTTTTGCACGACTTCAACGGAAGGCGTACCGCCGCCGCGCGTGTCGCGTCCCTCTCCGGAACGGAATTCCGGAACGGCGTTCGACGTTTCGCGCCGGATTGAACTTTCAACGTCGCGCATTTCGCGGGCGAAGCCTTCGCCCAAGCCCTGCGCCATGTACGAACCGATACGGGCAAAAACCTTCGACGGGGAATTGATGTCCATTTCCTCTTCAACCGCCGCCACAATATCCCTCATCATAGAGCGGACGCGGCTTTCAAGCCAGCCGGACATATTTTGAAAGCCCTGCCAAATGCCGCGTACCATCTCTTCGCCCGCCGCCGTGAACTCCGATACGTAAGAGTGAAGCGCGGTAATAACGGGCTGAATAATTTGTGCAACCTTGCCCGTGATCTGCGGGATACCCGCGATCATTCCTTGCGCTATGCTCTTGTCGATGTTCGTTCCTTCGGTTACGAACTTTTGATGTTGTGCCGTGAATGCGGTAATAATGCTTTGCGCGATCTGCGGTACTTTCTGCGTGATCTGCACGATACCCGCCACCATGCCGGAAGCTATGTTCTTGTCGAAGTCCTGTCCGGCTTGATTGAAACGTTGAGCTTGCGCCGTCAGTCCGGTAATAAC